CCTGCAAACATTGCACCACTGTTTTGTAGTCCACTAGCTGTTTGCCAGGTGTTCTTAACAGTTGGTAAACTACTACCTGCACCCGGGACTGCTGGTAAATCAGGATAAGCAGTTGCGTTGAATTTGTTGTTTACATACTGTTTAACATTGTAACCACTTCTACGCATGTTGAACAATAGTGTACCACGTGGGTAAAGTCTATAATCTGGTGCGTCTTGGTCAATGTAGTCGCTTGCTAACAAACTTGTGATTGATGGTAGGCTACCTGTAATAATATCTGTGGTACCATCTGTGTCCCACCGTGCATCCGCAAACAAAATACCGTTCTGACTTGTTTGGTCTGTGTTGTCTATCAATACCCAAGCAGTACCACTGTAGCGATAAAGTTTTGGATAGTTTTCCAAGTCGCTTGTGTCTAACCACAAATCACCAGCTACAAGTGCGCTAACACCGTCGCTTTGGAATGTTGGCTCACTTGCTACAACCTGTACACCATTTGCATCTGTTTGGCTCAAATCAAAACCACGTGCATCAGTTGTTGATCCGTCATAGTAACTGCTCTTGTAGCCTTTCCACCCACCAATGTCAGCGATCATAACGTCAACTGTGGCGGCGTCACTGTAGTACCAGTATGCGCCGTCAGCTGGTGCTTGGTATGGTTGCGTGGTGCTGTATGTATATGTGAGTGCTTGCCAGTTGGTCAATGCAAGAACACTGCCAGCGTACAATATAGTACCTGTTGTGCTACTTGAAAAACCTGCATCTGCTGTTGGTGTACCCGAAACATCTGTTAGGTAAATATCACCACCAAAGATATGAGTGAAAGTAATAACATTTGTACTACTTACACTGATGTCTAACTCTGGAATGTTAAGTGCTAGTATGTCACTAACAAAACTTGCTGGTGTAGTACCTGACAATACTACTGTGTATTCTGTAATTACCGCACTACCAATACTAGTAACACCAATCTTTAGTTGCTCAGTGGCAGTAAATGGATTAGCGGCTACTGCTGTACCACTAACCACTGTTTGTCCTGCTACCCTACGACTAAACGGCTTATAGCCACCTGTGCTTGTACGTAGTGGATCATACGCAACCCAAAGCGTACCAGCGGCAATACCGTTGCCACCACCTGCTGGGTCTAATCCGTAAAGTGCATTTTCTGCTCTGTTGTAAAAAGGCGCAGCCTGTGTAGTAAATGTTGCTGTGGTTGTGCTGTACTTTTTAATAGTCAAATCAGCACCTGAACCAGTTGCACCAAGTTTAGCAAATACTGAACCTGATGGACGTGGTGTTGTGTCTGTACTTCTCCAACTCGGATATGCGGCAAAGCTACCGTAAAGCAATAGTGGGTTAGCATATGTTCCTGCTGTAATGCCCAATGTTGTTAATGGAGTTCCTGATCCGTTAGCAATTGCAATCTTTCCGTCTGCTGTTGCTCCGTCGCTTTCTGCTAGGCTTGAAGCATACAAGTACAACTTGTTGCCTACATTAGCGGCTGTAACACCAGTAACTGCGGCAGTGTTGATTGAGCTAACAACTTGGTCAAGTGTTCTACCAGCACCAGTATTACCAATAGTAACTGTATCGCCGTTAATTGTAATAGTGGCTGCTGGAGTGCTTGCAGGAATACTTGGTGAACTTGCTGTACCTTTAATCGTAGCAATACTTGTTGCCCAATCATCTGTACCTAAGCGTACCCATGTGTTATACTTCCCATCACCTGTTGGCAAATCGCCACCTGCTTTGAGGAACAAGTTAGCACTGCTTCCTGTACCAAATGATACAGCATATTGACCAATCTGACCAATGCTGGCTTTAGGTACATAGATACTGCTTACTAGTGTTTGATCAGTTGTGCTGGTGATCAGCAATGGAGTATTGTTTGTGAATGCATTTGTACTAGCATTCCACGAATAAACTCCCCAAGTACTTGTACTCAAATCTAACCAATGTGTATTGTTTGCTACCGCACCCACTGGGCGAACTGCTGTTGGTGCTAGTTCATCTAAGTCAATGTTTGCTCTAATTGCAAAAATTCTGTTTACGTTGCCTAATGCGCTGTAAGCTGCCATTAAGCCATATTCATTTCTTTCGTCACCGTGTAATGGTGTGCCTGCGGCGCTTTGTTTAAAGCTGGGATATCCCATTGCGGCAATGAGTTCTCTTTGGCTAGAGTAGGCTAATAACTTGCTTGCTCTGGCGGCTGTTGTGTCTGCGGCTGTTGTGCCCGAAGGATTTGTTTTATCCTGGGCTGTGGCCATTATAATAAGTGGTACAGTTCCGACTGCACCTGGAACGTATTGACTTTCGTCTGTTACGCTGATTTCTAATCCTGGGGATACTAATGCCATGTTCTTTTCCTTTTTAAGAAACTTTTTTATATTTATAATAACACTATAGATTTTGGGTACTTTATATGCCTTTCGAAAGGTTTGCTTATAAATAATAGCATGCAAAGACCGTTATGCCCCACTTGTCGTGGTAATCCCGTTGCAATAAACTACTATTCTAAAGGCAAAGCTCGTTATAGAAAGCAGTGTTCCGGTTGTGCTCGACAAGGTAAACGAGGAAGGCAAGTAGCTGGTTGGTTACGAGCTGGATATAAGAAAAAACTAACCTGTGAAAAATGTGGATTCAATGCCAAGCACAAACAGCAGATTTTTGTTTTCTACATAGACGGCAACTTAAAAAATAACAATTGGCTTAACTTAAAAAGCATGTGTGCTAACTGTAGAATAGAAATACACCAAACTAAAAACTCTTGGACCGAAAGTTCCATCGATAACGATAAATGAAATTTCTAGTAAAATTTAAAAACTTTGATCAGTTAATATGTAATATTGATGATACTAGTGTTGGGAACAAGTATTACAAATTAACGAAAAAAACATACCAAGAAGAGTTTCCTGTATATAGAGATCGTCCTAAGTTTACAAAAAAATACATGTTTGAACTTGCAACTATAGTAAATCAACAACTTGGATGGTCGTGGGACTTTAGAGATACTAGCATCAAGCATACCGCACAAATGCACAAGGATATAGAAACGTTACTGGCAGAAGGATTCTCTCAAATTCCTGCTGAACTTGATCATGTAATACACGACCTACACTACGGTTTGCATATACTACAGCACAATATAGAACCTAGTAGGCTAGGTTGGTTGCAGATTGAATGGTATAACGAGGCAGGATTTGACATGGAGTTGTTTCCGTTTAAGCGCAAACTAGAGCTTGGCGATGTTAAACTGCAAAACCCTTATGTTGGGCATGGCCCACTGCAGATTTACCTTGAGCAGGATTTTCAACAAATCAGCCAAACTTGCAAATTTCACAATTTTGTAAAACCAGGCATTAATATTGTAACTGTTGCTGAAGACGAGTTCACAGACTTTGATGATTTAATATTAAAGTTCAAACAACATGATCCTGCATTTGTAGAACAGCACGGTGTTAAAAACATTGTTGACTACACCGGTTACCCGGTAATTGGCAGGGTTGAAAATATAGATTTGTTAGAACAAATAATAAGTTATAACTCAGCACTGGAACTAGAAAGTATAGAGTTTACTTAAAGACGACCACTAACTTTAGCATAAAGGTGATCAACAGTACTGTTGTTAGTTAGCACACAGTCAAACACAGTTTGTAGCCAGGCCCATTCACTTATATGTACGTTTTGTTCTTCTAATTGTTTAACTGCATCCTCGTAGCCGTTGCTGGCTAACATACCTTGCGGATACCAGGATGGCAGTGCGCCACGTTGTACCCACCACACTTTTCCGCCTGCTTTCTTTATCACTTCAACTTCGTTGGGAAAACGTACATCGCTAATAACTATGTCGCTGTCTTGCTGTAACAGCCTATGTTCTAAACTAGCAATCCATATATCATTGTGAAAACTTTTACGACAAACTTCTGTACCCCAGTATTGCAATACCCAGCGTGGAGTAAGTTCGGGCATGTTTAGTCTTTCTGCCCACCAAGTGTCTACTTGTTCTCGCCACTCACGTGCTTCTGGTGTTGCACCTTCTAACAGTTGTCTATCCCACCCAAACACAGATGCCACGGCGTCCTTGAGTGCGCCAGCAAAACTTTCACGTTTGTGTTGGTGTTGATCTACTAGATAATTTGCTACTGTGTCTTTACCGGACCCAATCAGCCCACATATTCCTATAATCATAGATAGATTATAACACAAGTAGAAACAAAGTTAAACAGTAAAGTTAACCAATTACCCAAGTTAACGGAAGACTACCATCAACGTAATCTTTAAGTTGCTGTTCAAGAGACGCCATTTCCTCTGCGGATTCTGCTTTGAGACTAGCACCGTTTAGGCTTGTCCCGCCATTAGGGCCGGCAATAGTAGCAAACTTCTCACGTGCTTCACCAAGTATGCGTTTAGCAAAACTGTAAGCATACTCTTGTATCCACGGAAATGCCTGTGTATCATTTAGTAACATGCTTTCTGGCTTGTAGTTATACATGTGTAACAACACATCTTCCATGTTTTCTTCTGATGGGTTTGCGCCCTGAAACGGCATCTTACGAATAATTGTTAATTTTTTAGTTGTTTTGTTAAATGTAAAATTTAAATAACCGCCAAACATTTTCATTGCCTGCTCTTGATAATCAGTAAACAATTCATAACTCAACAAGCCGCCAACTTTGCCTGCTTGTAACATATATGTGTTTAAGTAACCACTAGCAAAAGGTTCAAACTGACTAGCAGTTGTGCCAGTCACACTACCAATACCGCGCCTATAAGCGGCACGTACATCCATAACAATGTTAGGAAGAATGTACTCCTGTGTCTCTGGTTTGAGTTTTAAAAATCCGTACGACTCTTCTTGGCTATTATCAGCACGTTGGCGGTACTTAATTAGGGCTTGGTTAATGGAAAGATTGTAGTGCTCGGTATCAAGTTCAACATCAACAATACCATCTGCTAAACGTAGTCTGATATAGTCTGTTACTTCTCCCCTGCGTAACTGTACAGTTTCCTGCTCTGGGGAGATTGCTAAGTCGCCGTAATTGCCATTGGGGTCGTATTTGATATGCCCAGAGCCTGTGCCCGTAGCAGGATTGTAAAGGCTATCGGTTGCCATGGTTCCGTTAGCATAAAAGTCGGGTGATAGATCTTGTTCAGCCATATTAGTATTATCCTTATAATGTATTTATTAGGTTACTAATATTGTTACAGAGCTTTGAGTAATAGTATATCCTTATTGATACGACCATTGGCAGGGATACTCACAGCCTTTATCTCATCTAAAAACTTACGTAACTGTACTTTGCCCGCTTTCATAAACTCTAATAACTTTTGTTCAGGTTTGCGGACCGTTTTACCCTGACTTTTGACAGTATCGTAGCCTAAAATGCTGGTTCCTTTAACGCTTAGGGGTCCAAAGGTATCGTCTGCTACATACTTAAACATCTTGCGTGTTTTAACATTATACACCCAAAGTTCTTGTGCGCCTATAATATCAACAGGATTAATAGACACTAGTTTAAGTACGTTGTCCTCTTTTAGGTACTTCATTTTGCTAACTGATTTTTCCTTGTTGG